CTATTCTTAACTATATGAATTCTTCCGTCATTAAGCCATGTTGTTACATTGCTTATCCCATCTATTACTGTGTTATCAGCTTCAAGTACTGATATGCCATTCTGCCTGAACAAATTAATTAATGATGTAGCTGAAGGGTCTATTATTACATTCCTCGGTTTTATATCACTGATAAATTTCTTATAATCATATAAAAATAAATTATCTGTTTTAGGGCTGCCATTATCACCTTTATTGTAATATTCATCAACAATAAATATATGTGGCACATGCTCATACAATCTAATTGCAGCCTTTAAATATACATGAGGATTTGTTATCCCATAGTCACACGGAATATAAAATACTAAATTATCTTTAGGCACATCATCTATTGATATACAGTGCTTCTTTTCATCAAACCCAGGATATATAACACCATCAGCCATAACCCATAAGCCTTTTATAAATCTGTCATAAAACAGCCCTGAATATGCCTTTTTTATATTTTCTTTATATTCTTCACTTAGAGTTAAATTATCATCTAAATCGAAATGCCAGTGGCAATATCCATTTTCTTTGCATTTATCAATATATTCGGTTTTTATATAATGATATGGGCTGTCCGGATTTGTTGTCCAGAAAGCCTTTGCACCTTCCAAACTCATTCTTGACAGTGCTTGCTTAACAAAACTTTCATGATGAAGAGTTATTTCATCTGCCATCCATCCTCCAATAGTAATACCTCTTATCTTCCCTTCATCATTTGCTTTGGATCCGCCTCTACAGTAACATACTTTAGTCCTGCCATCATAATGAATTATAAGTTGAGCTCCACCTTTGGAACTATCCTGATATGATGCCCTATCGCTGCCAAGAATGTATATCATATCTCCTATAACATTCCTATAGAGAGAATCTGTGCTTTCACCAGACATAAGAAACTTATCATACGGAGAATTCAATACAAATAAAACCCACGCTAAATTTGTTATAAATGTCTTGCCACTTCTTACACTTCCTTCAAGAATATTAATAAAACCCATTTGATTATTTAATAATTTTCTTATAATATCCTTTTGTTTAGGAGAATATTCATAACTCATTTTTTAAACCTTCCAGCATCTCTTTTAGTACTCCATCATTGGATTTATCCTCATCATGATTCTTAACCTTATCCACTTCAACCTTCAATTTTTCAATTCTAAGTTTCTGCTCTTCAGTAGCAAGATTACTCTTCAACAGTTCATCATACTGTTTAATCATGCTCTCAAGGGTTTTCATGGCTCTACTTTGAGCCTGCAGAAATGTAGCCTGCTTATCCCATGCAAACTGCAGCTCATATTCTTTCTCCCAACTGTCAGAAGTTTCTCCAGAGGACTCCTTCTCTTGCTTTAGTACTTTAGTCATATCATCCTGGCTCTTCACATTCATTATTCTCTGCGCTCTTGCTATGGCCGTGTATTGAATTATTATGTTCTCCCACAGCATATCCAATGGATCTTTAACCATAATATCCTCCACTATATCTATTGTTTCAGGCGGAAAAATTTTAGAAAAAAAGCCATGCGTTTCAGCATTTTTGTTACCTTTCGGCACACTGCTCGCATGACCTTTTGAATTCTTATTTTTAGGCTGGGCACCCTTTTTTCGTTTAGTAACGTTACTATTCAAATCATTTTTATTTGGTAACGTTACTTTTAAAGCCTCATCCCATTTATCTTGATTTTTCCATTTTCTTATTTGACTATCAGATATATTTAAATCTGCTGCAATGTCCTTCAATTTGACTTTTCCATTGGATTTCAAATACATCTGTTTAGCTTTGTCCCTGTTCGGACTTCTCTGTCTCGGCATGTCTACACTGTCACCACCTGCCTGTTCGTTTTGTTTTGGATATGTAAATATCTTTAGCTTCTATTTAAGCTTTTTACCATCTTTATAAACTATAATTTTCCCATCATTTACATGTTCAATAACTTCTAAAAATAATTTAGTTTTTCTATATTGGTTAATGTATCTTAGTACAAAACTCGCTATTAAAACGTATAAGCCCATTCCAATTATAATCGGGAAATTATCCGTTAAAAATTGTCTTCCCAACTTTCTAATGAGCATACTACTTATTCCATTAACAATTATAGGTACTGTAATAAATATTAAAGACAACCATGTTAATTTATCAAAGTCATTTGCTCTATCTTTTAATCTCATTTTAAAAATTTCTCTTTTTTGACCATCCATTTTTATATATTCTATTGCCATCCTATCTATTGTATTCTTAAACTTAGTACTTTTTAAAGAATATTTATAAATCCATTTAATGTCCAATATTACCACCTCTTGCCTTATATTTCTACAAAAAAAGCCAATATCCTCTAATATTCTTCAATAATCGTTTCTCAATTTATATTTTCAAATATATCTCTGTTAAAGCAATTATCAAACTTCCACCTAATAACGCAATTATTCCCTGTGCAATTCTACCGTTCATGAATAATATAGACCCTCCGGTAGCAGTCATGCCGCATAAGTTTTTCAATATCTATAAAAGAAAGGCCTTTGCCTCTCCTGGATTCATTCTTATTTACTTTTTTCTTCTTGGGATTTCCTTTTTCCATACCTCTCACCTGTCTTTCCATTAATCCACTATTTTAATACAAATGGATTTGATTTATAATTATAATCATAATTAAATAATGAATACGGAAGGAGACCAGCTCTGTGTATTATATAAAGAAAATACTCATCTGGATAATTGTTATCATAATAATTCTTAATTTAATCTTCATGAGATAATGATTATTCCTATGCTTACTGTTTAAATGGTAAGTATGGGACTCCTTGGATATAATTAATAAAAATAGTGTCGTTTTTTGACGCTTTTTTTATTAATTATATTATGCAATTAAAAACGCCCAGTTAAAACCAGGCGCCATTAAACATTAACCGTAGGTGATTCATTGACTGCGGTTTCCCGCATTGGCAGCCCCATTTATACCCTGGAGCTGCGGGTTTATTCAAAGAGGGTATTCATTGTAGCCATATCAACTATCTATATTATATGCTACTTTTCCATGGATTTTGTCCCAACTTTGTCTCACTTTTGTCCCAAATCTGTCTCATTTTTGTCTCACGATTTTTGCATTGGAACTTAAATATCATCCTATTAAATATATTATTGAGGATGCTATTATAAAAATAATAAATACTATATTAAGAATAGTTATGTATGTATATTTAACAAAAATCTTTTTATACCATTTACAATCGCAAATATTGTTTTTGTATTTTTCACAAGTTTGTCCACATTTTATACTAATTATATCTCTATTTACAATTCTTCCTATTGAATATAATAATACATTTAATAAGTTAAATATAGAAAATGCAACAAATCCTCCTATAGCCATTATTCCCCAAAAAGTATTGTGATCACTTAGATTGGTAACTTTCGAAAACACTTGCGCCAGTATATCTAATCCACCGAATAAAGCAAACGTTATCGATGAAAATATGCCTAAAATAGATACATATGAAATTTGAGCAGATTCCATTTTTTTATTAACTTCGTCCATTTTATTATATATTTCCCCCACATCATCTTTTATATCTTCCTGTGTCTTATTAATTTTATTCTCGAAAGTATTTAACTGTCGCTGAGCATTTACAGATATCTTGCGTAATTCAGCCGATCTAATGTTTTCTAAATTTATGTGATCCCAAAGTTTATCAAGACTTTTTCTCACATCCCCATCTGTGATTTGATCTCTTATGTTTTTTATTTTTTCCGGTAAATAATCTCTTTGTTCATCATCACTAAGTGAAAAGAGTACTCTTGTTATATTAGAGTACTCATGTCTATATTTGTCTGAATATATTTTTTTAAATTCTGTAACATAGTTTTTTAATTTTTCATCATCTAATTTATAATCAAACGCTAATCTACTAATTAGTTCTTCTAACTTCTGATCCTTTTCTTCATTATCCATAATTATCCTCTATATTAATTACAAAAAAATTTTCTCATTTTTTCTTCTGTTATTATTTTATTCTTTGTTCCGTCATAAGTATCTTGCCACGGAAATTGTAAATGTGTTTCTTTTACTAGATCCCATGCACTAAGCTTACTTTTAGAATCAATAACAGGATTAATTATATCCTTTACGCATTCATCAAGTTCAATTCTGTCTTGCCTAGTAATAATATTACTTGACGAGTAATTATTAAATGCATAATAAACGTCTCGAACTACCGGTCCATATTGCCAAGCCTCTATATTGTCTTGAAATAAGGTTTCTCCATCATTTTTTTTCATAAACTCTCCTTGAACATAATACAGTATTTTTTGTAACTGTAAATTGCTTATAGGCCTACCAATATCTATACACCTATTTATTATATATTTTGCAATATCAATAGCTCTACACATAGAGAACACCTCCTTATTTCAATAGTTAAAATTAAAGACTCCATTACTATTTTGTACTAATATTATATCACTATAAAAAATTTTTTCAATATTTATTCTTGAATTTTTTCAACTTTGTAGTATAATAAATTGGTTATGCTAGTTTATATTAGTATCTTTAATTATACATTCTTTCCCACTTCACTATATCTTCCAGAATCTCCTCACGCCTCCTGTAAGCAGTGCTCCTCACACCGCCGTACATTTCAGCAGCTATCCACCCAAAACCTTTATCCAGCTTATATTTATATTCAATAAAATCCATCATCTCTTTAGACAGTGGAGGGACTGTCAGAACTTTTTTCAACGGAGATATATTTCTCTTTAATTGTCTTATCCTTGCTCTATTTCTGCGAAGTTTTCCGCTCACATACTTCAGCTCATCCTCAAGTTTCTCAATTTCTCTCACAATTCCCTTTTCTGCCACACTTTCACCTGTAGGACTTGTTTGTACCTTTTCTCCAAAACTAGGACTCATATGGCTATCTGGAGTGACACATACATTACAGTGTTTTATGTCCCATTCAATGCTTTCAGTTTGGCTCTGGAGATCCATGCATTCGTCTTCAAGAATATTTATCTCACTTATATCTCTAAAATAGCCATATAACTTCCCTTCTGTCTTTTTAAATGTCTCCTTGTCCAACAGCTATCCCTCCTACTTATTTATTGCTTATGCCTAAAAATCAAAACCACTACTGACATCACACCAACAAATATGCCCACACACACCAGGTACAGCCCAACAAAACAAATCAACTTATCCATGCTTTCTCTCCATATACAAAATCCCAGTCAACCCATCCCGCCCGAAATCTTCGATATGATAATACTTCCCAAATTCTTTCGTAATCCTGATTTTCTGCCTAAAGTTCCAGTAAGGT